TTGTTTCTTTAAAACGGATAGTTACAATAAAATCCATGATTAACTCCTTAGATTAATGAACATTGGACAATCTCAGCTTTGACACACAAAGACCGAGGAATACTTAAATATTCTTCGATTGTTAGCAGATCAATTAACAATCTCCCGAACTTGTCATATATGGCGACGAACATTTGAATTACTCCTTAGTTAATAATCTTTACAACATAACTGCACTTTAAACCTCACTAAACAACGTGTCAATACCATAATTGATTTATTTTTTAAATCATATTGACTAGATTGATTGATAGAATAGATTGATTAAGTAATTGAATAATAGTAAATTGTATGATAATATTCATATATGAGTGATCTATTAAAACAATTCAGGGAAGATATGCTTGCGGAATTAATCCGCAATAGAAATATTAATCCATCAAATAATCCCGTACCCCCAATTAGCCCAATAGATCAATACCAAAAGCCTCTTTTGCCAGTGGAAGCTTATACAGGTGAGCAAACATCCAGGCCCCTGATAGGTGGAGGAATGCTAGGCTATCAATTCGGCAATGAAAACGGAATGTTTAGCGGCAAAGGCAATTTGGATAATCTAAGACTTAATTATTACAACAAGCTTAATGATGTAAACGTCCAAGCTGATGGCAAAGGGAATGCGTCGATTAACTGGAATGGGAAGTTTTAGCTTATGAGCAATTTAAATAAATACCTATCAACACTAAACGCGGATATTCCTAATTCGGATATACCAACTATCTCGAATAAGCAACTATCAACCAAAGATGCTCAAATAACCGCCTCTGCTTTAAGGTCAAAATCATATAACGACTATGTATCTAAAACATTGGCAGATGGTGGGAAGCCTAAATCATTGGCTGAGTTTAATGCGGGTAGTTAAGTAACAAAATTATGATTAATCACTAACGGCAACCCGTGAGGATATATGGCAGCAACAATACGAAAAACCCGTCAAGATGAGGTAAGAGCTAAGATTCAAGCAGGTAATTTAATAGATAGGCTTGAGAAGCACATTGGCGGGGAAATAATGCTTGAAAACAGCCAGTTGAAGGCGATAGAAATATTGCTAGATAGATCAATACCTAAGCTATCTAGTGTAGAACTAACTGGTGAGGGTGGAGGTGCTGTTCAGTTTGAAGTCGTAGCTCCTTGGCTAACTAAAGAAGTTGCAGACCGCAACAAAGGCTAATGGCTGGAATCAACTCTTACCTGCCTCGTGGTCAGTTTATAGAATTCCATAACAGGCCTAACAGATGGGCTATCCTAGTTTGTCACCGTCGAGCAGGTAAGACAGTTGCTTGTGTTGCTGAACTCGTACTATCTGCCCTATTTACCTCAAAGCAAGACGCACGATTTGCTTACATCGCACCACTTTATAATCAGGCTAAAGACGTAGCATGGTTATATGTAAAGAACCTCACACAAGATATACCAGGCATTCAATACAATGAATCAGAGTTAAGGGCTGACTTCCCAAATGGGGCAAGGATTAGGCTCTATGGTGCTGACAATCCAGACCGGCTAAGGGGATTGTATGTGGACGGTATTATTCTCGATGAATACGCAGATATGAAGCCTAGTATGTGGGGTGAGGTTGTACGCCCAGCATTGTCAGACCGTAAAGGCTGGGCTGTGTTCATTGGCACACCCAAAGGACATAATGAGTTCTACGACCTATGGCAGCGCACTGAAACAAGTCCAGACTGGTATAGGTTGCTGTTAAAGGCGAGTGAATCTGGTTTAGTAGAGACAGCAGAACTCGCAGCGGCTAAGTGTGAGATGACTGACGATCAATACGAGCAAGAATTTGAATGTTCATTTCAAGCTGCTATACAAGGGGCTTATTACGGGAAAGAGCTTAACATTGCGTTAGCGGAAGGCCGGATTATTGAAGTCCCTTATGATCCAGAGGTGAATGTATATGCCAGCTTTGACATTGGATGGAGTGATGATACGTCGATTTGGTGGTATCAAATAATCAATGGTGAGATACACGTGATAGATCATTTCGCAACAAATGGCGAAAATGTGCTATTTTATGTTGATAAACTCAAGGAAAAGGGGTATAAATACGCTCAGTTTGGAGGTAAGCCTTTTGTGTGGCTACCTCATGATGCTAGAGCTAAGACTTTAGCGGCAGCAGGTAAATCGGTTCAGCAACAATTCTTAGAGTCAGGATTCGCTAGTCGCATAGTGCCAGACCTAAGTTTGCAAGATGGCATTCAAGCGGTTCGGATGACACTGCCTTTGTGTTGGTTTGATCGAGATAACTGCAAGGATGGATTGAATAGTCTTAGCTTGTATCGTAGGGAGTTTGACGAAGATCGTAAAGTATTCAGGGATAAGCCGCTTCATGATTGGACAAGTCATGACGCAGATAGTTTTAGGATGCTGGCAGTTGCATGGCGTGAAGAGATGAAACCCAAGCCAATTCCAGCACCAAAGTATTCAACCGAGCAGACCATCGCAGAGTTGATAAAGAATCAAAGAAGCAAGCGTATTAATGATGACTAATACCGTCGAGATGATGGAATGGAGGTAATATATGGCAATCGGTGACCCCCCAAATGACATTTACCATAATGGTAATTTCTATAATCGCAACGGAGACCAGATTAGTGGTGTAGCGGATTTATTCTCTCGCACAACTGCTGCTGTATTAACTAACGGGATGACAATATTCACCTTGCCTGGTGACATTCATATGCACGATCTAGTTTCGGAGTGTGAAACGGCAAATGGTGCAGCCCTTACGACTCTGCAATATCAATCTGTTCCAACTATAGGCACCGCTACAACGATAAGCGGGGCTACAGCTAGTCTGGCAAGTGTAGCTGCTGGAACCGTAGTAACGTTAGTCGGTGATTCATTCGCAACCGCGCCTACTGTATCGCTTACTGGCCCAGCTTTATCTCAGACTGCCCGTGGTGTGTTTGTTCCAGCAGGAACACTTAAACTTGTTATAGGAACAGGGCCAACAACAGGCGTGTGGAAACACTACTTGAGATATTCCCCCCTTGAAGGACTTGCAGTGGTGGCTTCGTAATGGATGCCCAGAACGAACGCAAGGAAGAGCTAGGCGATGGCAAGAAAGGTGTTCAGCGTCGGTGGATGCTGGAACTTAAACTAGCTGATAAGCGTGAGGCTGAATGGCGCAAAGTTGGTAAGCTTGTCATTGATAAGTATCGTGGGCGCAATCGCAAGAAAAACTCCTTCAATATTCTATGGTCTAACACCGAGACTTTAATGCCTGCGGTGTATAACTCACTTCCTAAGCCAGACGTCCGTCGTAGATTCAAAGACCCCGACCCAGTGGGGAAGGCAGTTTCCGAAGTTCTTTCTCGCTCCCTCGAATTCTCCATAGACATAGAGCAATTCGATACTGCAATCAAACAGACGTTATTGGATATGCTGCTTGCTGGTCGCGGCGTTAATCGTGTCCGCTATGTTCCAAAACTTGTACCACTGCCAAACGGGCAAGAGAATGAATTGATAGAAGGTGAAACGAGCGAGGTAATGGAATCAGAGCAATCTGAGGAGGTTGCATGGGAGCAAGTCGTCATTGAGCATGTCCAGTGGGATGATTTCCGCATGGGTGCTGGTAAGACTTGGGAGGAAATTCAATGGATAGGCTTTCATCACCGTATGACCCGTGATGACCTAGTAGAGAAATTCGGTCAAGTGGGTGAAACCCTCAAACTTGATGATTCGAATGATGAAGATGTGAACCGCGAGGATGAATCCACAGTAGACGCATTCAAAACCGCTTCAGTGTGGGAGATATGGGATAAGGACGAAAAGAAAGTAATCTTCGTGTCTCAGGCTGCTGTAGAGCCTTTGTCTATTATTGATGATCCCTTAGAGTTAAGCTCATTCTTTCCGATTGCACGGCCTATCTATGCGATCACAGATAGCTCGACCATGATCCCATTGCCATTATATTCACAGTATCAAGAGCAAGCAGAGGAGTTAGATCGCATATCAACCCGCATTAACAAGATAATTGATGCCCTTAAAGTTAGAGGGATTTACGACAGCACAATGTCCGAAGTATCTGAATTACTCAAGGGTAACGATAATGACCTGATACCAGCCCAGAATGCAGCTGCTTGGTTAGAGCGTGGTGGAATCGAGAAGGCAATCTGGATGATGCCTATTGATAAGGCCGCTCAAGTCGTGACAGTCCTCACCCAGCAGCGCGAAGAATGCAAGAATGTAATCTATGAGATTAACGGCCTTGGGGATATTCTCAGGGGTGCGACTAATGCCAATGAAACCCTCGGAGCGCAACAGATCAAAGCCCAATGGGGGACAATGCGCATCTCCACCCTGCAAAGGGAATTGCAGCGGCATATCAGAGACACAATGCGCTTAATGGCTGAAATAATTGGGGAAAAGTTCCAGCTTGATACATTGCAGAAAATGACGGGCTTAAACTACCCGACTGAAGAACAAGTGCAGCAGCAAATGGCTCAATTCCAGCAGGCTATGGCGCAGTTCCAGCAGCAAGCTATGATGGCACAACAACAAGGCCAACAACCTCAAGGACAGCCACCACAACAGCCTCAATTGCCTCCTTACACATGGGAAAGCATACAGGCTGTATTGAAGGATGATTGCCAGCGTACCTACAAGATCGACGTAGAAACAGATTCGACGACTGCGGCGACTGTTCAAGAAGATATGAAGGGGCTATCCGAACTTCTGGCCGGAATTACTCAATTCATGCAAGGTGCTGCCCCAGCGATTCAGATGGGCGCTTTGCCAATGGAAGCCGCTAAAGAAATCATGTTGACTATCGTTCGCCGGTCAAAGATGGGTAATGCGGTGGAAGATGCGCTTGACCAGATGAAACAGCCTCCTCCTCAATCAGACCCTAATGCAGCCGCACAACAGGCTGAACAAGCCAAAATGCAAGCAGAAATGCAGAAGCACCAAGCAGAACTGCAGGCAAAGCAAGGCGAGATGCAAGCCAATATGCAACTTGAGCAAGCCAAAATGCAGCAACAGCAGCAACTTGAACAGTTTAAGGCACAGACTCAGGTACAGTCCGAACAATTGAGAGCGCAAGCAGATGCACAAGCAAGCCAGGCACAAGCTGAGTCAACTATTCAAGTGGAACAGATGAAAGCACAACTTCAAAGCCAGCTAAAACAGGCTGAGTTTGAGCATCAAGGCCAGATGGAAGCGTATAAGATTGAAAAAGCTCAAGAGTTTGAACGCTGGAAGGCTGAACTACAAGCAAGTACTCAGATATTACTAGCCCAGATCAGTGCCAAGACTACTATGGATACTTCAATGATGGCAGCTACTCAAGCCGCGAATGCTGAGGTGACTGAAGAACTGGGCGATGAGGACGATAAGATGGGTCAAATGATGCAGATGCACAGTGAAGCCATGGGCAAGATCGGTGACGTAATGAAAGCCTTGCAAAAGCCTAAAGTGGTTATTCGTGATGAAAATGGAAAGATTAGCGGGGTTCAATAATGGCAACTTTAACATACGTTAAATATCAAATCGGCACTGAGGTTTTGCAAGAAGCAGCTAATGCCGGTACTGACTCATGGCGATTAATCCTATCTAATACTGCGCCTAACGTAGCAACACATACTACTGCTGTTAGTGCTACTGAACTTGGTACTGCTGGTGGATATACGGCTGGCGGTGTAACCTGCACGATAACAAGTGCTGCACAAACAGCAGGTGTTTATAAACTTACTTTAGCTGCTCCTGCAAGCCCTACATGGACTGCTTCAGCAGGTGGATTTACGTTTCAATACGTTATTCTATATAACCTAACTAATACACAGTGTATTGGTTATTGGGATAGAGGAAGTGCGACAGTTATGGTAGCTGGTGATACTTATACACCAACACTTGATGCTGGTAATGGAACATATACGGTAACTTAAGATGGCTACTGGACAAGGAACAGTTACTTTTGACTTCGGTACTGGTAAGGGTTCAACTCGTGCCACGGTAACTGGAGTAACTGCTACTGGATTAAGTTCTACAAGTAATCTAGAAATTTATATTGGTGGTACTGATACAACAGCAACACATAATGCAGATGAACATAGATTGATAGGTGCTTTAAATTTTGGTGCTTATCCAACATCGAAGAGTGCTAATTCATTTAATGCAGAAGCTATTAGTACATTGAGTTTAACTGGGACGATAGCCTGTCGCTTCGTCTGGTCTGATTAAAGGAGCAAGACATGGCAGGAATTAAAATTGAAGGCGGATCGAGTACAGCAGGATCACCAAACGTTGATGCAACCTATAATCTAAACGTAAACTTGCCTGTTACAGCATCACAGGCTGGATTTGCTTCTATTCAGTCTAGGATGGACGCTGGTGCAATAACTGGTTCGCCACTAACTAGAACACCAAATGTAAGTGAAGATGATCGTTTATCAGTAGGTGTTGATACAATGATGAGTCTTTATAACTTCACACCTACTACTCAGAACACAGGTGATTGGAAGCACGCATTCACTCTAATGACCTGCACCCAGTCTAGTGGGTTCTTAAATATTAATCCTGCTCTAGCTACTGCTTCAGGGAACTATGCTTA